CAGGGAACACAATTTACTACGCAAATTACGTGGGTATAGGCACAACCTTCGTGCCTACTGCGAACCTCCATGTCATAGGAAACGCCTACGTGTCCAACTCGGTCACCACGACTAACATCTTCTTCATAAACGCAATTCAGGCTACAAATTTGCCTGCGTCAGGTGTCGCCGCCGGAGGGTACGGGTCCGTGGCCAACATCCCTCAGATTGTCGTGGATCAGTACGGGCGACTCACGAGCGCCTCGAACGTGACCCTGCCCCCCGTGAGTCAGTGGACGTCTGTTGATTCAAACGTGGCTTTTGGAAACGGCGTGAGCATCGGGACCCTCACGAACCCCCCGGCGGGTTCCAACCTATACGTCTTCGGCACGGCCAACATAGACGCCATCAACACGTCGTCCCTTTCAATTTCAAACTTGAATTTAGTTTCGTCGAGTATAATCACTCTTTTGGTCCCTACCCAACTCAATGCAGCGTCTGCAAACATCCTGACCGATAACGTAATCACCTCAAATATCCTGACGGCGAACGTGGGCACACTCAACGTGTCGGGCGTTGCAAACGTCACGAACCTCACAGTCAGAACTTTCGCCAACTTGGCGACGGCCAACGTGCCGATCCTGAACGTCTCGAGCACTGCAAACATCGCCAACCTTCGCGTGAATACCTTGGCCAACCTGGTGTCGGCGAACGTCACGACTGCGAACGTCGCGACGGGCAATGTGACGACGGCGAACATAGTGAACCTGAACGTTTCGAGCGGTGCGAACATCGCCAACCTTCGTGTAAGCACCTTTGCCAACATTGCGACCCTAAACGTCTCGACAATTTTTGGAACGGATTCAAACCTTGTGGCGGCCAACGTGACGACGGGTAATGTTCTTACCCTCAACGCTTCCTCAATTTTCGGATCGGTTTCGAACCTCGTGACGGCGAACGTCACCAACCTCACGGTCCAAACACAGGCCAATTCGGTGTCCTCGAACATCACAACTGCAAATATAGCGACCCTCAACGCCTCTTCAATTTTCGGAACAAATTCAAACCTTGTAACAGCCAACGTCACAACAGGTAATGTTCTTACCCTCAATGCCTCTTCAATTTTAGGAACAAATTCAAACCTTTTGTCAGCCAACGTCACAACAGGTAATGTTCTTACCCTCAATGCCTCTTCAATTTTAGGAACAAATTCAAACCTTTTGTCAGCCAACGTCACAACAGGTAATGTTCTTACCCTCAACGCCTCTTCAATTTTCGGAACAAATTCAAACCTTTTGTCGGCCAACGTCACAACTGGGAATGTCTTGACCCTCAATGCCTCTTCTATTTTTGGAACAAATTCAAACCTTGTGTCCGCCAACGTCACCACCGGGAATGTTCTGACCCTCAATGCCTCTTCTATTTTTGGAACAAATTCAAATCTGACGACCCTCAACGCCTCCTCAATTTTTGGAACAAATTCAAATCTCTTGACGGCCAACGTAACCACTGGGAATATCCGGACCCTCAACGCCTCCTCAATTTTTGGAACAAATTCAAATCTTGTAACAGCCAACGTCACAACAGGTAATGTTCTTACCCTCAACGCCTCATCATTTTTTGGAACAAATTCAAACCTTTTGTCAGCGAACGTCACCACCGGGAATGTCTTGACCCTCAACGCCTCTTCTATTTTTGTTACAAATTCAAACCTTTTGTCAGCGAACGTCACCACTGAGAATGTTCTGACCCTCAATGCCTCCTCAATTTTCGCAACGAATTCAAACCTTGTGACCCTGGACACCTCTTCAATTTCAGTTTCAAATCAGGCTAATATTTTCAGTTCTAATTTAGTCACGGCCAATGTGGAAACTCTGAACACGCAGTTCCTTACGGTCACGTCCAACATCCTTCCGGGGGCGCCCACGGGCAACACCTACCTGACCGGAAACATCATCGTATCGGGCAACGTCTTTTCAGCTCTCGGCATGCCTTTGGGCTCGGGGGGCGGCTACTACTTTTCTTTGCCGGGTGACGTCGCTCTCCAGACTCCTTACACAGGGGCGGTTTATGGCGTGACATACCCCCTTTCGGTCGGCCTCTCGAACGGTTTCACGATCAGCGGCACCTCCACTCTCATAACTGTCACGCCCAACGGCAACTTCAAGTTCGGCGTCGCAGGCCCGTACCTTCTTCGCGCCGTGTTCAACTCGTCAGACAACATCAAGGGTCTGGCTGTCGGTTCGAACGTGGCTGACGTTCACGGGACGGATCAGGGCTACATGCACCGCTACACCACCTTCATCACCCAGAACCCCACGGAACTCATAGAGATTCCTTTCAACGTGACTGACGTCTCGAAGTATTACTACCTGGACCTGTTCAGTGTTGACGGTGGAACCCTGCGCCAAACGGCCAACACGTCGGGAGGCACCTACCTCACAATAACGCCCTTGACCGGCGGAGGTCTCGCGACCGGTGGACCCGGTGGGACCCCTGGAACCCAGTGGATTTCTTCGGGCTCGAACATTTACTACTCGAATTCGGTCGGAATTGGTGCTGTGAACCCGACGTACGCTCTCACAGTCACAGGTCAGGGATACTTTTCACAGGAGGTTTCTTATGACAACTTTGCAGGGTTCAGGAACCGTCTCATCAACGGCACGTTCCGTGTTGCGTCCCGAGCGAACACCCTGACCGTCTCGAACACGTCCACATTTTCTGTTTCGAACGCCTTTGTGGTGGATCGGTGGTTCGTGGATTCAGGCAATTTGAGCACGTCAAACGTGGCCATGACGATCAAACAAGACGTGCCTATCGGCGAGACGAATGGTTTCTCGAACGTCGCGAACGTCTTTGTGACCCGCGCGTTCGGCGTCACCACCGACAACACCTGGTTCTGCCCGCTGGTTCAGACGGTCGAGGCGTCGGGCACGTACGATCTCAGGTTCGGACAGGCGACCGCCAAGCCCATGGTTCTCTCGTTCTATGCGAATGCAGCCGTCACGGGCAACTACTCGGTCGTTCTTCGGTCCAAGGCGGACAACACATACTACGCCAACCTCGTGACCCTCACAAACTCGTGGAACAGGTACACAGTCTATGCACCGGCATGTACTATAGGCACATGGGGAACGGGCCTGAACGGTTCCGTAGAGGTGTGCCTTTTGGGTGTTTCGTTCGGGTCTGGACGCGCGAACGTCGCACCGACCGTGAGTTGGACGGCCAGTCCGGGGTACGCACCGGTCGCGTGTACTGGCGCCGTCAATTGGATGACAACGGCGCCGTCGCGCATTCAGGTGGCTGGTGTTCAGCTGGAGCTCGGGACACTCGCAACCCCCTTTGAAATTCGCTTACTTTCAGAGACGGTCCGGTTTTGTCAGCGGTACTACGAGAGGAATCCGGACATTCAATACGCAGCGGCTCTCGGTTCAGGTCGCGTCAACTCTGTTCCATTCGCCGTGACCAAGCGCGATCACGCAAACGTCACAGTCTTTAGGGACTTGTCCAACCTGACGGCAAATACAAACGTCAGTCAGTTTGTGGCGTATTACGGCGACGGGACGCTCAAAGGGACGCAGGCCGTCAACTCGTACCTGAGTTCAGACTATGGATTCTCTTTCAATTTCACAAATACAGGTTCGAAATTCATGGATGCTTCAATCATGGAGGCTCAGTTTGTGTGGCAGGCTGACGCTGAGATCTACTGATTCAGCGGGGGGCAGAAATATATTGAGTTTTAACTGGACTTGGTGTGCCCATATTTACTTTGAGTTGAGCACGTTCGTTCTTTGGTACCTGTTTCAGGTGTCCGCATATAGCCGACTTGAGGTCTTTATATATTTCGGATTTCATGAATGCATTCACCACACCTGCACGGTAAGTTTCCGTTCTTATAAAGTCCCAGTGTCCAGGGCCCTGTTGGACTTCTATTTTGTATTTTTCAAATTGCGGCCATTCGCGTTCGAGTACAGGTATTATACGTTCCTGAAAAACTATATTCCAATAGTGCATCAAAAAACCTCCCGGACTCGCCACGTACGTCATATTATTCTCCTTGAACCAAATCTCGTCGAGTTTAGTATTCGGCCATACCGCAAACTTGTTGAGCTCCAATACGTGTCTGAATATTCTCGAAGCGACGTGACAATATCTTATATTCGGATCGAGACACTCCACGACTCCCGTGACGTCCAAATCTTCTAGAGATGGGACGGGTGCCGTCACCTTTTTCTCGATAGTATACGTACCCGAGTCGCACGGGTTTTTACGTGCAAGATGCGAGTTCAACTTTTCCTGTGCCTTCGACACATAGTTTGGGTGGGTGAACTGCTTCTGGCACTTCGGACAACTGATCATCACCATCCTTGTCAGTTACCAGAGAAAATAATTTCCGAAAAACTGGCGGCCTGGGGTCTTGACCTGAAATTTTTCGGAACTTGATGACCGGCCCAAGTCTCGGGTCGTCCATATCGAGTTCCTGGGTGTGAACACGGCACATACCGGTCACCATGCACGAAGACCGTTCACACCAGCTGATGGCACAGCTCATACTACTAAGTCAGGCTGATAATCTTTTTATTTCCTTCCTAAATTCCTAAAGGGGGGGTAGTCCAGAATTTTATAAATATTTTAAGCTATGATTTTCTAAAAACCCCGGGGGTTTTAGGAATAGTATAGTAGAGTTGGCTCCCAAAACCCCGGACCCTCCCCCCTTTAGGAATTTATGAAGGAAATTTTTTATTTTAAAACTAAAATGGAGAGAGCTGAAACCCAGTGGATCGCCAACTGGCTCGAGAAACACCCAGACCGTGATGAAGATTCAGCACGGTCTGAGTGGGAGTCGCTTTCTTTTGACATTAGAATGTATCTCATGGCCATCGGTGATAAGGAGATCCGGATCACCGAAGAGATTCGCGCAAAGCTCCTCGCGACCCTGGACGAGTATCCAGCTCCAGAGTATCTCAAGGAGCCTTTTCGCAAGGCTCTCATGTGAGTCTCGAAACGGCCCGGTACAGCATCATCACCTGCGAATCCGAAAGAACTCCATTTACGATACGGAAATCGTAAACGGACATGTTAGAGTCTATGGGGCCGTACCCGTTTCCAGGAACGTAACACGTATAGTCGCCGTCGGGCGGGACGAATGTCGTGTTTGATGACGTTGCTGTCGCGTTCAGAACGCCGTTGACGTACATGCGTCCCACGACGGGTGTCGCGTTACTAAATGTAAAGACGATGTGATCCTTTCGGCCCGCGACCCACGCGGCTCGGTTTCCCGTATACCCCGTGACCTGTGGAATGTTAACGAACGTTGACTGAGCCGATATATTTGAATTATATGCTGCAAAAATTGTGTCTGAAGAGCCGGTCTGTCGAGCATACGCGACGACATCGACGTTCGATGTAAGACGACACGACCATATACCTTCACCTCCGTAGGGAGCTGCCGTGTACGTGAAGTACGTAGACACCGTGAGACCCGTCGTCGCCGGTGTCAAACGGATATTCGTTCCAAATGTCGTGTACGTGTAGCTCGCCCCATTAGAATATGTCGTTTGACCTGCTACGCTCGTGTCGGGTTGGCGCCCCGCGGTGTACACGTTCGAGCTTATCACGTTGCCCAAGATGGAGGCGGCGGCGCTCGGTAACGTATACGTCATATAAGTCTTACCGCCGCCGGATGCCGTGAGGTACGCACGACCTCCCGCCTGCGACGTAAAGCTCATCTCTAATAAACTCTGGCACTTTATTAGAGATGGGATACAGCAACGTCCAGGGTTCCCTGAACGTCCTGTCGAGCACGTCGACCCAAGACCTCGTGGTCAGGGGCGATGCCCTCCATTTAGGGAATATCGTGTCGACAGCGGGGTTCACCACCTTTGGCAACGTCGCCATCGCAAATCTCATCGTCACCGGTAACTTTACAATCACAGCCACCAACACGCAGACCACGAACGCCCTGACCATCAACAACGCCGGCACCGCCACGGCTCTCAAGGTCACACAGTCCGAGGGCGGAGGACCTGGCCATACGCACAACGTCGCCGAGTTTTGGGATTTTCAGACCCTGGCCATGGTCATAGACCCCGAGGGAAACGTGGGTATCCACACCACGTCGAGTCCAGGGTACGCTCTCACGGTCGCGGGTGGCGCCATAGTCGATACGCTGGCCCTAGGGACGCCCCTCTCCATAGCCTCCGGCGGTACAGGAACGGCCACGACGACCAACAACTGGATTTTTGCCGGTCCCGCCGTGGGATCAGCTGGTCCACCCTCATTTCGCCCACTCACGAGCACCGACCTCCCCCAATCCATCTCCGTCTCGAACGTCACTGCAAATGGGGCGGCAATTTACTCCCTAAATTCTTCAAATTTGGTGGGAAATGTGGCCCAAGCTAACGTCGCCCTGGTCGTCTCCCAGCCCTTCCAGCCCAACGTCACGCAGGTCGGCACCCTCGTGGGTCTTTATTCGTCGGGCAACGTGACGGCATCCTTCTTTGTGGGCCAAGGTAACGCGCTCACCAACGTCTTGAGCAGTGTGCTAGTTGGAAACGTCGCCAACGCCAACGTCGCCCTGGTCGTCTCTCAGCCTGCCCAGCCCAACATCACCAGTGTGGGCACTTTGACCTCTCTGACCGTCTCAGGGGTCGCACAAGCAGGCCTGCTCGTCGGTAACGCCTCGGGTCTGTCCAATGTGAACGGCTCGAACGTCTCGACCGTCCCCACCGCCGGGGTCGTAACCAACCCCGCCCAAACCAATATCACGTCCGTAGGGACCCTGACCTCCCTGACCATTTCGGGCGTCTTGCAAGCAGATCTCTTCACGGGGAACGCCTCCGCCTTGTCCAACGTGAACGGCGCGAACGTCTCGACCGTCCCCACGTCGCAATCCGTGATTACTCCTTCCCAGACCAACATCACGTCGGTCGGAACTCTCACGGGTCTTTATTCGTCCGGTAACATCACAGCCACCTTCTTTACTGGTCAGGGTAACGGCCTCACAAACGTCCTGAGTAGTGTGCTCGTTGGCAACGTCGCCAACGCCAATGTGGCCGGGGTTGTGAGCAACCCCTCTCAGCCCAACATCACGTCCGTGGGGCAGTTAACGATGTTAACTGTGTCCGGGGTCTCACAGGCGGGCCTGTTCGTCGGAAACGCCTCCGGTCTGTCCAACGTGAATGGTGCGAACGTCTCGACCGTCCCCACGTCTGGGGTCGTGACCAACCCTGCACAGATCAATATCACGTCCGTAGGTACTTTGACTTCCTTGACCGTGTCTGGAATTCTAAACTCAAATCTCTTTACAGGTAACGCATCTGGTCTCTCAAATCTCAACTCGTCCAACTTGGTGGGTAACGTCGCCAACGCCAACGTCGCCCTCGTCGTCTCCCAGCCTCTTCAGGGGAACATCACGCGCACCGGGACGCTCACGGCCCTCAACGTCACGGGCGTCTCCAACTTGACGGACGTGTACGCAAATGGGTTCACGTCAAACTCAACCAATACTACGTTCAATTTTGACACTTTGACCATCCCTTTCATATCGGCCACGGCGCTCAACGTCTCGTCCGTCTCCAACATCGGAATCATATACGGACAGGGTAACGGAATTTCGAACATCCAGAGCTCTGTCCTGGTTGGTAACGTTGCCAACGCCAACGTCGCCCTGGTCGTGAGTCAACCGGCCCAGCCAAACATCACGTCCGTAGGGACTTTGAGCTCCCTGACCGTGTCGGGAGTCTTGCAAGCAAGTCTCTTCACAGGGAACGCATCGGGTCTGTCCAACGTGAACGGCGCGAACGTCTCGACCGTCCCTACGGCCCAGAGTGTCACCGTCGCTTCTCAAGGGAATATCACGTCATTAGGTACGCTCACAGGGCTCATCGTCGCAGGAATTCTAAACTCAAATTTGTTTACAGGTAACGCTTCAGGTCTTTCGAACATCAACTCCTCAAACCTGGTCGGTAACGTCGCAAACTCTAACGTCGCCCTGGTCGTCTCCCAGCCCTTCCAGCCTAACATCACGCAGGTCGGTACTCTGACCGGTCTTTACTCGTCGGGCAACATCACAGCCACCTTCTTCACTGGACAGGGCAACGGCCTCACCAACGTCTTGAGCAGCGTGCTCGTCGGAAACGTCGCAAACTCTAACGTCGCTCTGGTCGTGTCTCAACCTTTCCAGCCCAACATCACGCAGGTCGGGACTCTGACAGGTATTTACTCGTCGGGTAACATCACAGCCACCTTCTTCACTGGACAGGGCAACGGCCTCACCAACGTCTTGAGCAGTGTGCTCGTTGGAAACGTCGCCAACGCTAACGTCGCTCTGGTCGTCTCCCAGCCTGCCCAGCCCAACATCACGTCCGTGGGTACTTTGAGCTCTTTGACCGTTCAGGGGGTCTTGCGGTCAGACCTGTTCATAGGAAACGCCTCCGCCTTGTCCAATGTGAACGGCGCGAACGTCTCGACCGTCCCCACGTCCGGGGTTGTTACCGTTGCTTCGCAACCCAATATCACGTCCGTAGGTACTCTCACGGGTCTTTATTCATCCGGCAACATCACAGCCACCTTCTTTACTGGTCAGGGCAACGGCCTCACCAACGTCTTGAGCAGTGTGCTCGTTGGTAACGTCGCCAACGCTAACGTCGCTCTGGTCGTCTCTCAACCTGCTCAACCCAACATCACGTCCGTAGGCACTTTGAGCTCCCTGACCGTTCAGGGGGTCTTACGGTCAGACCTGTTCATAGGTAACGCCTCCGCCTTGTCCAACGTGAACGGCGCGAACGTCTCGACCGTCCCTACGGCGCAATCAGTGACCGTTGCTTCGCAACCCAATATCACATCCGTAGGCACTTTGACCTCCCTTTCTGTTCAGGGGGTCTCGCTGGCAGACCTGTTCGTTGGAAACGCATCGGCTCTGAGTAACCTGAATACCGCAAACGTGACTATAGGCGCCTTCTCCGCGTCCCAACTACAGACCGCCCAAGGGAATATCACTTCGGTCGGGACTCTCACGGGGCTGACCGTCTCGGGCAACTCGAACCTCCAGACTCTCAACGTGGCAAGCATCGCCACACCAGGCGTCATCCCCGTCTCCTCGGGCCTCTTCATGAATCTCAACGCCACTTATACCCTAAATTCCACTGGAAATTGGTCTGGAAATATCGCAGGTTCTATCACGTCCAACCTCTTCACCTTGTTTTCTCCAAACCCCATAGCCTCATGGACCACCTACGGTTCCAACCCTCTGATCACCGGCCCGACGGCCAACGGCGGCTTCCGCTTCAATCAGACCGGCCCGTACCAGTTCACGGTGGTTCTCACGTCCGACAACAACATCAAAACCATAGCTCTGAGCTCCAACACGGCGGACGTCCACTCTAACCTCGCGGATCCGGGCGTCTGGCTTTACTGTTACAGAATCTCCGTGGGCCAGGACCCGTCCATTCCTGTTCAGATTCCTTTCTACGTGGATTCCACGAGCAAGTACTATTTCGTAGATTACGAGGCCGTCAGAAAGACTGGTGAGAATATACACAAGACGGCCTACACGAACGTGACCGCCGAAGGGTACACGGGTTCCTATGTGACTCTGAGGCCGCTCTGAAACTCCAGGGACCCTTCGGGCCCTAGACCAAGTGAGTGCCGTCCCCTCAACAAAAATCAATGAATCTTCACGAAGTGGGTTTCATTGATTTTTGTGAACTCCAGGGACCCTACGGGGCCCAGCGCCGAAAAAACTCTCCGTAAAATGTAATGCCGACAATCACCAATTTTGGTGACGTCGTGACTGTCGGCAATGCCGCAGTTAACGGTACCGGCACCTCGAGCTTTGCAGGGCCGGTCACCTTTGCTCAGGGGGTCTCAATCACAGGGTCAGTCTCAACGTCCTCAGCCTTTTACGGTGTTTTGGCAGGCGCCAACACCGCAGCCGTAAGTGCTCTGACCGCGAGTACCAACGTCTATGCCCCTATAGTCACCACCCCCGTCTCCAATGCAGCGACTGCGATCGCCACCACTGGCTTTTACGGCGCCCTGGTCGGCTTGAACACCGCATCAGTCACCGTCCTGACCGCATCTACGAACGTCAATGCACCCACCATAAACGTCTCGTCCCTCAACGTCAGTTCTCAGGCCAATGTCACGATTCTCAACGTCTCATCCTTCGCCTCCTTCACATTTGCCAACGTCCTCACGGCGAACATCACCTCTGCGAACGTCACGACCGATAACGTCACGACCCTGAACGTCTCTGGATTTACGACCCTTTCACGGGCCAACATCGTGACCGCCAATGTGACCTCGGGCAACGTTCTCACCGCTAACATTTCCACCCTCAACGTCTCCGGTACAGCCTTTTTGTCGAATGCCAACGTTCTGACGGCCAATCTGACATCTGCGAACGTTCTGACCGGCAACATTTCCGTCCTCAACGTCTCTGGGATCGCGTCCCTTATACAGGCTAACGTTCTG